TTTGTCCAAATACTTCAGGTTCAAACTTAAACCTTACAATTGCATAAGCAACACCTTGTAATCTATCTGAAGAAGTCCAAGCACCATTGGTTTCTGAAATTAAATCTTTATCTGCTGTTTGTGTAGTTGTGCCATTGTATATTTCATATTTAACAATGCCTTCATATTTAGGTTTATGGATATTTTCTATGCCAAATACTGACATATTATTTATCAGACCGCCTTCACCTTCGTTAGTAATTATTGGTGTTAAAGAAGTATCATATAAATCAGGCGTAGTATTAACTTCATCGTTGTTTAAATATACCTGACTAACACCTTGTATTTCACCCTCTGCGATTGCATAAACAACATGAAGAAATTCGTTGTTATCACCTGATACATGATAAAAAATTGGTGTACCACCAACCCTTCTTTTGCCATAAATAACAGGTAAAGGATTGGTTGAACCTTGTTGATTTGCTAATACTGATTGTGCTTGTGCTGACATATTGTCAGGAAAGTCCATATTTAAAGCACCAATCAATTGAGTACCAACATAAGCACCAACGACAACTACAGCTACACCAATTGCAATAGCTGTTCCTGTAGCTACTGTTGCACCTGTAACAAATGAAGCTACTACTGCTGTTCCTAATTTTGCAAAAACAGGTGCTAATGCTGGCAGAGCAAAAACACTACCTGCAAAAAATAAAGTAGCTAAAAGTAATATTATGTTTTTAAGTTTCATTATTTAAATCTATATACAGTATCAAAATCATTAAAATCATTTATAGGGATTATTGCTGTGCCTATGGTTTCATCTACAGATGCCATTTTACTACCAATACAAATATGACATGAATCCCAATCAGCATTATGTTTAACTAAGATATCGCCAAATATTGCTTTACTTGGATGATGCTCTACCAAACCTAACTGCAAACATCTACCTGATATTCTTTGTCCAAATTTCTTTTGAAACTCAATTGCACCTTCTTTGGAAGAGTATTTTTTGTAAATTATTTTGAGCAAGTCAGTACCAAAAACTTTATCAAAATAATCAAGAATAAAAGTATTGCAATCGTTAGTACCCCATGCAAAAGGTTGTCCAAGCTGTGTTTCGATGTACTCATTGGCTTTTTTTATGTCAATCATCGTATTTCAGTTGGTAAGTTTATTTTGCTTCCAGACGAGCCAAAATTAGCTGTAGAGGTTGCTTTGACAGGTCGTTCTAAGACACTATCTGAACCGCCACCAAATGTTGAACTTGTAGCTGTTTCACTTAGCGTTATGGTAAAAGAATTTGTTTCTGAAGCATCTACTACAGTATGTGAAGTATTTAAAAGACTACGATCTATACCACCAACATCATCTAAGCCTTCTAAGGTTATTGTATCGCTGTTAGCCAAACCATGACTTCTATAATGCACTTTTACAGTTGCAGATGAAGCTGTAGTTTCTATAGGATTAGTTCTAATAACAAAACCATCTACGCGTACTGCATCACTACCACCTCTTGCGGTACTTGTAGCTGTAGTAGAAACAACAACTGTAACTGTATTTTCTGTTATAGCTGTAACAGTATGAGCTTTATTTATATCGGAAGCTGGTACACCACCTACTGCTGTTGCACCTGAAATGGTAATTGAATCGCTTACCGCAATATTGTGTTCTGCAAAATCTATAACCAATGATGTTGAACCTGATGTGGTTTTTAAGGCATCAGCTAAAATAATATTTTTTTGTGTAACTGCAACAGTAAGTGTATCTGTAGTTCTTGCAGTTATTTTATGATCTAAGGCAAGGATTCTACTTTCTATACCACCAACTGCTGATGTTTCTAAATCAAAAGAAACCACTTCATCAACTTTGGCAAAGTTATCTGCATTGACTGTGATTAAATTAGAACCTGATGTAGTTTGAATCAAAACAGGTACGATTAACTCGTTATCTAAAATTGCTTCACTACCACCAAACTTACCTGATTTCACAGATGTAACTGTATTAGGAACTGCAATCGTAAAACCAAAACCATCTGAATCAATGCTTGTTATCGCATGAGTTCCAGCACCTTCAGAATGATTGATTGCAGAACTTAAAATAAATTCACCATCATCAAAAGTTTTAGATTCAAAGCCATCAATCTTAACTTGTTGACCTACAGAAAAATTACTTGTGCTTCTATTTGCATAATTAATATGTATTCTGACCGAACCTGATTGCAAACTAAATGCTGGATTAGTTGGTTTTAATTCTTTGAAGATGCTCTTTTGTGAGGGTGCAGTATTGTTAATCGGTGAAGTGACTGAGCCTTGTGTTGAAACACTTGAACTGCCACCACCTGAAGCTGTTGAGCCTGTGGTGTTACCCCAGTTCAATTCCTTGACCATGACAGAACTAAATCTAAATCCTGTATCACCAGCAAAAAAACTTTGTTGTGATTCATTGTTTGTGAATCTTGAACTAATTTTTTCAAAATCTACAAACAATGATGAAGCTGATACTGATACTGTGCTTGTTCCTGCATCAACATCTTCTTTAATTATTGGATTATTTATTCTGCCATTGAATATTAGTAAAGGATTAGATACTAAAGCATCGTTGCTATCTAAAAATGCTTTATATATTTCAACAGTACGATCTAAATATTCATCTGATAAAAAAGCACTCAAAAAGGTTGTATCAACACCTGATAAAGAGATAGTGATTGATTCTATATTTGTTTCTGTAGTTTCAACAATATCGGAAAAACTTAAAAAACTTCCTGTTGGAGTATATTCATTTCCTGAAAAAGTTACAGGTATATAAGCATCAGATAAATAATAATCTATTGAATCAAAAGATAAGTTGATTAAATGAAAAGGTTTATTTGCAGATTTAACAATTTCTGTTTGAAATGCACTTGTACTTCCTCTATCCATTTCATTAAAAAACTTCTACCAATGACATTGAAAATCCAAATAAAGTAGAAGTGTCAGTTGCAAATTGTGTTACATCATCTGCAAAAGCTACTGTAAAAGGAACTGATGCAAAGGTTATAGTTTCATCATTAGCGACTGCATTAAGTAAATTAGGTGCAAAAGATAATGTGCCATGACTTGTACCATCTGCATCTAAATCAGCAGTAGCCATATAGATTTTTGAATGACCACTAAATTTAAAAAAATCTCCTGCTTTCATAATACCTGACTCTGAAGCTGTCAAACCATCAATTGTTGCAGAACTTACACCAACTGCTAAAGCACCATCGACTACAGGTGATTCTGTTGTGTCACCTTGCGATGTGCTTACCACAGGCGGTATATAAGTAAAAGTTTCAAACTGACCTTGTTGCTTCATGGCAAAGGCGTAAATTGGTGCAAACTCTGATCTTGTCATTGGCGGAAACTCAACATCAAGCAACCATCTTTGACCACCTCTTCTTCTAACTTGTCTTTTAAGATTTTGTGTAACTGAAACTAAAGTTGGCTCAATAGATTTTATATTGACCGCACTTGCTTTAGGATTTGCTGGAAATGCACCGCTCACGAAATAAACCCTCTCCTGCCTCTACGATTGAATTCATTTTCTATTATGGCAGATATTGTTGGTGCATTTTCAGTGATTGCTGTAATAGTATCTTTTGAATCAAAAGCCTGTATATTGTAAGTGATATTTACAGGCATACCGCTTCTGCCACCTCTCCTGTGATCTATAACAGTTTCGTTTGGATGTAATATTGCTGGAAAGCCACCTCTGCCATCTACACCACCTGTTCTTGAGCCAAAACCTGTAAAACCACCGCCTTCTGCAACAGGCATACCAGCAGTATTAACACTTCCTCTAAAACCTGACATTCCTTTACTTGCACCACCAAAAAGACTTCCAAAACCACCTGTAATTGCATTAAAGAGATTCTCTATAACAAATTTTCTTATAGCAATTCTTAGTAATTCTTTTATTACAAAATCTGCAAAATCTTTAAAAGATAATTTACCTTTCATAAGACCATCAACCAAAGTATCTTCAAATTTTTTCATTGAGGTAACTATGGTATCGCCAATCATAGTTCCTGTGCTTTTAAAACTTTCGCCAAATGTAAATAATGGTGCTTGTATATCAGCGACCATCTTTGTCATTTGTTCATTAAATTTTCCTGTTTTTTTACCAAAGACCTCAAAGAAATTACCGCCTTCATCTTCACCATCTCCAAAAGCACTTTTGATCGCACCTCTGATTTTTTCAAGACCTGCAACTGAATTGGCTATAGTTTCACTTGGCACAATTTCACCAAAAATTTTATCTAATGATTTGCCTGTGCTTTCAGTTAGTTCGTGAAATCTCTTTTTAAAAACTTCAAAATCTCTATGAAAAGTGAAAAGTAGAAAGTTAAAAGTATGTCCTAAACCATCTAATGTAAGACTAAAAGTTTCTACAGTAGCAACTAATACTCTAAATGTTTTTTGAAACTCCATTCTAAAATTATCTATTGCTAGTAAAGAAGCTATAACACCATCAACTATGCTTACAGCAATATTTTGTCCTAATTTTATAGCGTTTATTTTTGCTAGAGTAGTTTCAAAATGTTCTGCTAAATCATCTAAAACAGGTAAAAAGGATGTCGTGATGGCATCTCTAATAACTCTAAAAGTAAAACCTATTCTTGATAATCTGTCGTTAAATGCTTCTGTTGCTGATATTGTTTTGCCATCTAAAATTAAACCTAATTCTTTTTGTTTTTGAACATAAAGTTCAAATGCCTTACCACCCATCAAAATAGTATTAGTCAGTTCTTGACCAGCACGACCAAATAACAAAGCTAAGTCTGCATTTCTAAGAAATATATCTCCGCTTTGTTTCATCCCTTCCATCATTTGAAACAAAACTTCGTTGAAAGATTTCTCTTCGCCTGTAGCTGTCATTAAAGACACGTTATAACGATCAAAAATATCTGTGTAAGTTTTTAAGCCTTTACGACCTTCACCAACCATCTTGGCAAATTTTTGAATTGCTTTGTTTGCAGTTTCAATCGAAGCACCTGATTGAATAGCAGATAATTGAAAGGCTTGAATAACGTCAGTAGTTGCACCTGTCCGTGATGCTATCTTGCCAACGACATCTATAAAATCAAAAGATTTTTTGAAGAGAATGGTTAAAGCACCACCAACAGCACCAATACCAGCAGTAAGCATACCAAAAGCCTTAAGAGCCTTGCCAACTGCATTTTTGACTCCATTCAAGCCTTGTTTAACAGTATTGAATACTTTTTGTGTCTTATTGACAGCAGAAATAACTATATTTAATTTGCCTAAGTTACCCATTTCTTTCCATTCTTCTGTTCATTTCTTCTAAATATGCTAACCAATAAACAAATTCTTCAACTGTCATGCTCTTTTCTAACTTTTCTACTGTCATGCCAAGCCTGTCTGCAAGAGCAAACATAGCAAATAGATCAGGATTGGCTTTTACTTTTCCTGTGCTATTTCAGATGTAACACTACCTAAAATTTCAGATGCAACATTAGACAAAACTTCCACGTCAGCATTTCTCATAAATTTATCTTTATCAGCTAACGTGAAAAGTTTATTGCCTTCTGCATCAAGACTTTTGTCTATGATGGCATAAACCATAACTTCAAGGTCACCGCCATTTGCCATTTTGTAAAGTCGTTTAGACTCTTGTAAAGTCAATGGTTTTGTAAATATTTCCAAAGGTTGATCTTCTGTTCCCCATTCTTTGACTTCAATTTTTTTAATTTCTTGAGAATCAAAGTGAGCAACAACATTATCTATGGC